AAGCCAGTTCCATGACACATAATCCTCACCAGTCTTATTATAACTTTGTCGGTTAGCACCATCGTCTATATTAAATCCAGTTGCAAAATCAAAAGCTATACCATCAGTTGCAGTAGATTCAGCGTTTGTTTGATTAGAAAACAAACAAGCGTGTTCACCTGCTATTACATTATAAAGCCTATGATTATCTGATGTGTCTCTACTTTTAACCCATATAAAATTGCTCTTAAAACCAACCTCTATATTTCTATCCGCAGAATTTCCTGCGTAAAGCACAGTATTAAAATAGTCCTCTGGAATATCATCTTGTAGCGGTGTGATTGTTGTTTCTGGAAGGTTTGCTGAGTTTAGTGCGAGATATCCAGACGGAACAGCATAATAAAAGTTACCATGACCGTTTTCATCTGAAGCGTTAGCTGAACCAGAAGTCACAGTATTATGAAATGAACTATCTTGTCCAAAATTAAATTGCGACCTAGCATTATTAGAAGAAGATGTATCCAAGAAGAAAACACCAAAAGCAACACCAGAAGTTAAAGCGGTTGATGCGTTGCCTTGAGAAGCATTGTTTTTTAAAAACTCTATTTCACCATCATCTAAATTTATCTTAATACCTATTATATCTCCAACAGTATAAGTAGCACCATAGCTAGTAGCACTCCCACCATCAATAATTTTATTTCCATCAGATTGATAAATTACACTTTTACCTCTAGTTGGCTTCCAAAAAGTACCTTCATTATCACTCTTAATACCAACAGACATTCCGTTGCCCATATCTTCAGCAACCATTTCAGCATACCATTTGCCTGTTGTTGGGAAAATTGTAGACCCTATGCTTCCTGCTGAACTTGAACTTCCATTAACTCTCAAATTACCGAAAGCAGTAGAAAAAATAGGACCATCCAAAGGATTCATAACAGCATAATTTAAAGTTGGGCTATCAGGCACTACATCTTCGGCTATTAAGTTAACAGAAGTGTAATGATTTGCTTGACCACTTGTATCTGCACCAATTGTAGATGAAGAAGCTGTGCCAGTACCAGTTTCTTTAAACTGAAGCCTAAATCCATTTGTTCCAAATGTTAGACCACTTGTATTTTTAGCTATCCAAACACCTGATTTAGTTTCTCCAAAACTAGTAGGGCTTAATTGTTGACCATCAATAAGATTAAACTCTGCTATATAACCATCAAAATAAAGAGTTGAACTTGCAGGCTGAGAACTTCCAATTCTGTGATCAACTTGTGTGTTTGTTCTAGTATCATAATTTTGAGAAGGATATGAAGATGTACCAAAAGCGGTTATTTGCGTTCCGTTCACATACAATTTTATACGATTGGACGCTGTTGATTGTGTAGTGTCGTAAGCCAAAACAATATTGTACCAAGCAGAAACATCTCTAAAAAGTGCCGATGTTGTAAGTTGATATTGAAGTGAGGCACTTCCATTATTGCCAACTGCTCTTAACGTGTCATCACTTTGAAACTCTAAAAAATCAAAATCGTTTCCTGCGCTATTAGTTGTTGCAAATAGCACCTGTCTTGAAGATATATTACCACGTTTCACCCAACATGATATTGTAAATATTTGCTCATCTCCTGTGCTAGATGGAGTTCTAGTTAAATCAGTACTAGTGCCAACGTCAGCGTTTTATGAATTGGTTACATCAAATTCATAAAACGCTGACGTTCCAGAAAAGAATAAATGTGATGCGCCAAAGACTCCTGACATTATGCGAATGCTTTCTGCGGTGTACCAAGTAAAATTCTATTTGCGGCTATCACAACGTATGGAACTAAATCTGTTGACCCTGCTGTACTTGATAAATCTAATGTTGAACCACCACCTGCTTTTTCAAAATCACTTGATAGTGAAACTACTCTACTCCCTGACCCATCTTGAATAAATGCTATGAAACCTGATTGCCCAACTTGCTCTGTTGATGGATTTGCAAGTGTTACCGCGCCTGTGAGTGTAAGAACAAAGTTTTGGTTGGTAGCAAAATCCAAAGTAACTGAGCCAGTATTACTTGTATCTGTATCTGTTGTGGCTATAGCTGTTCCTGTGACTGTAACGCCATTCGCTGTAGTCGCTATTTTAGCCACATTATTATGGAAGAGTGTGACTGCACCATCATCAACAAATGTTGCCATAGTCTCAGATGTACCAAGAATATCAACCTGTGAAGATTGTATCTTTAAATTACCAGTACCAGTATCATCTATATAAGAGTGAGAACCATCATGATAGATGGATAAATCCGTACCTGCGCCAAAAGCAAGGCGATCATCTGAAGCACTTGCACTATCACCGAAAACTATATTTTTAGTATTTACATCAAGATTTCCACCTAATTGTGGTGACGTATCTGATACAATGTTAATGGTTGTTGGGCTTGCGGTGTCATTAGATTGATTAAAGGTGAACAAACTTATGAAAGCATCATTATCAGCGTTTCTTATCTTTAAAATATTATTGCCTGTGTCATACCAATATTGATAAGCAAAGGTAGTTGATGGAGCAGAACCATTTGAATTATTACTCACAACTGCGGAAAGTGCGCTATTCAAATCACTTCTGAAATTAGGGAATGATTGGTTTGCTATTACATAATCATGTGTTGCCATTTATATCTCCTTATGCCGCCACTTCTCCGAACCCTTTTGCGACATAATCAAAGGTTCTGTTTACACCTGCATTACTACTATTAAAGAATTGTATAGTAAATCCTGTTGCTGACTTACTTGTTATAGCATAATAATCACCGCTTGATAAGTTCTGAGCTGTAATTCCTATTCCGCTTAATGTTTTGTAAGCAGGGCTAAAGGTTATTGCCTTAGTTCCTGTGCCGCTTGCTATGTCAGATTCAGCCACAACCCTGTCGGGCATATCAATAGTAACAGATAAACTTGTGACTTTTGGCGATGCTGTGGTTGACGTAGTTGTTAATATAGCCTTGAACTTGAATGCCCTTGCTTTGTAATCACCTGCAAAGAATGGACGAAACGCTGTATAAGTCGGACTTCCTGATGGATCACCTTCTGTCGTTGCAACTTGTATTTGCACATTGGTATCATCAAAGGCTTGAACATCACCATCAAAGTTACCTATAGCTGAATCAAATAAACCTGTTGCAGAATCAAATAAATCTGCATATTCAACACGAACAACAGATATACTAGTTGATACTCTGCTTGTGAAAACTTGCCCTAAATCAATAAAATTATCAAACTCATAAGAGCCTGTGAGGTGAACTGCATCTGCGCCACCATCAAATAACCCCAAAGCATCATCAAAGTTGCCTGTTGCCGCGTCAAATAATCCTTGTGTAGATAATACCAAACCATCCTCAACTGCGGCTGTGTTTGTTTTCGCCCCTGTGAAATTAGGGCTTTGAGTGGTGGTTGCTACTGCATTTAGACCTTTAATATTCTCAATTAGTGCTACCTGACTAGAAGCGTTTAAAGAATTGTTGCCTAACTTATCAATAGACTTAATAAAATATGTGCCTGTGATTGCAGGAACTACAACAGTATTAGCAGGGCGAGAAACCTTTTCCGCTAGTGTTATACTATTTGAGTAAGTAGCACCGCTTGTTGCGTTTGAATGGCGTATAACATAGTGACTTAAATCTAAATCTGCTACTGGTGTCCAAGATAGATGCGCCTCTGTATTTATTATATTGACTGAGAAATCTGTAACATCAGCAGGAAGAGACGTCTTACCAACAACCTGATGCTGTACTGTAGTAAATGGTGACGTAACACCAATTGAAGAAACTATCCTAGCCCTTACATCATAGGTTGATGAATCTTCCACATCCACAAGTTCAAAACGTGGACTTGATGAAGTGCCTATAGATATAAACGTGCTTTCCGTAGATTTCTTTGCTTGAACCTCAAACTGATCAGCATAAACACTATCAGATGTTGGCGAGGCAACAATAACTGAAAGTGCCTTTTCATTAAATATTTGTAACTCATCTACTACTGTTAATCCACATGGTTCTATATCAAATGGGTTAGGAAGGGTTGTGTTATCTTGTTGAAAACTTGATTCATCAACTGCCTCTGTCCAATCATAAACTGAACTAGCGGTTTCTCTTGCGGTTATACTTACTCCTACACTTCCTGAGTTAGCTTCAAATCCCCAACTAACTACCTCAAAAACCTTGTTAGTAAATCCAAATTTTTCATTGGTAAAATTAAATGTATCGCCTATTGCAAACTTAAAGCCTTTAAGGGTCGTTCCAAATTGTAATAAAATTTGTTGTCTGTTTTGATAAAGCTGTATTTTAGCTAATCTTTGAGCCGTTGCCGTGGAAGTGGTAAAAGGTAAATCATAATCAATAAATATTTGCTCACCATCTTCTGCTTCAAATGTGCTTGATGTAACAGCAGGGTAATCAGCAGAAATAAAATTGGTAACTGTTGGTGCAAGAACTCCTTTGATAGCATTAAAATTATTTCTTTTACTTTTTCTTGTTGTGACAGATAGATTTCCAATAATATCATCTTCAGTTATTGTTATTGTTGGACTTACAAATTTTGCCGCTTTTAGACTAAATTGTCCATTTGAATAAAAAATAATACCACCACAACTGGTTATCATTTTAGTGAGATTGCTTCTTGATGACTGTTGGCTCTCAACTGTTCCATTGAATGTGTATTTTGTTTCACTACCACCTGCTTTTAGATTAACAGTTTCATCACATATGTTGGCGGCTATTGTAAAATCTGTATCATTTATTTCTGTAGAATTAGCACCCATTCCAAATCTTGAATTTAAAATATAATCACGGATACATAATGCAGGATTAGTAGAATATGCTGTGCTTGAATCTCTTGGATCGAATACCTTTTTACCTTGTACTTTAGCTGATATATTTGGCAAACCATTTGCAAAAGCATTTCTATTAAATTCTAATCTAGCGTAAATATAAGCTATGCCTCGTAATCTATGTTGATCTGTCCAAACAGTAGACTCAGAAACTAAATCAGAATCAGCCGCTTGATTATCAGAACCAAGGTGGGTATTTATCCTTATTAGATTTGCAAATTTACTTGGGGATGTGCAGTTTCCATTAGCATCTATGGTTATTTCTTCATCACCAATAAAAATGCCTGTGGTATTACTTCCGCTTGCTGTTCCTATTGCATTTACTTCGTGGCTTGCAATCATAATAACAAGATGAAGAAATTTATCATTGACTGTAGATTCAACATAACCAAGGACACCTGATACTCTAGTTTCGCCATAAACCGCCCTTCTAGGAAAAGTAGGCTGTTTAATCATTTGTGTTCTTTGATTGCTTAATGTAGAGAAATCAGAAAAATCAGGCAGTTGTGGTTCTGGTGATAAAGACATAGAGGCGGCATTTACAGAAGCATAAACAGCGAACTGAGCCGCCTTGCTCAAACTTGCTAAAAAACCAGTTCCGCCTGTCACAGCAGTCATTATAGCGGCTTGTATAAGAACCTCTGGCTTTGTGATGT